GCGCTAACAGGGAAAGTTAATGTTTTCCCACCCCTTCATTTTGTTCCGCGCTTGCCAGTTCCAACTCGGTCTCGAGGAGCAGCATCTCTTGGAGCTTCTTGATCAGCTCGGCGTAATCCACCTTCAGCCCTGCCTCCTCCTCTCCCAGGTATTCCACGACACTGGGTTTGGCGAGGAGACTGTCGATGATGTTCTTCGTCTTTAACGACACTAATTCGAGCGCTGCTGCGGCTGCCTCCAGATCTCTCTTGACTTTGGACGGAGCTTTGTGCTGGCTTCGCAGTTCCGCGATTGTCACGTCTACCTGGCTCGCTACCCGACCGGGCGTTGTTGCGAGCACATCTTTTATACACGTTTTCCTTTGCATTTTGATTTTTATGAGGGTCCATTTCGGATGGTGTTCCATCAACCAAAATCGTATTAGAATACACTTCTGCTTCCTCACGTTCGATTGGTGGTCCGAACCAGGGTGTGGTAGTTTCGGCATTTAGTTTGGCTTTAAGCTCACGGAGGACTTCAACCTGTATGCCGGTACGATTGGATATTACATCCCACATCATATCCACATCTTCTTCTTTCTGGGGCCATGCTCCACCTTCTTCAGTTAACCAATACGATTTTTCCCGATTCCTATCGACGCGTGTTAACCGTTTTGCATTATCATCCTTCTTGTAGTGTCGAATGATCATGTCACAGTAATCGCTGGTAACCGGAGTGTATTTATCAGTGGTCAGATAACTCTCTACACGATCCAATGCAGCATGTGCAATTGGTACATTAGGATCTCGCGCCGTAAGGTGCAATTTCCTCCATGTCCGCAAGGGATCTTGGAACGTCGTCGTTGTGGTGTACGGATCTGGATATACCCTGGCAAGGAATGTTAAGCCATATTCTGGTTTATACACTTCCATCTTTATCTTCATGCCAAGAGCATTAACCACTTTCACCATACATTTCTGATATCTCCTTTCCGTCAGCATATCGTCACCAAAAGCTGGTCCTATGCACCGAAATGCATCTGAAGGCTCCAGATCAGGCAACGTCATGCGAATCGAGCAATATTGGATGAAGGCGTTCATCACGGTGTTAAGATCACAAGTTGTAGGTGATCCACTCTTAACGCCAACACCGGCTTCATAATTGAAACCGAACCTCTTCGCTCTTGCTGGGCAACTAATCAGCATATCAGTGTATTTCTTTAGTTCCTTATTGTATCTACCATTGAAATATCGCAAATACACAGCGTTCATCACATTGCGCTGACACCAATCCGATACAGTGCCATCAAAATTGGAAAAATCTCCTTCAATGGGCTCTCCGATCTTACTTACGAACTCAACTACCTTCTCACTTATTTCCTTGGGCGTTCTCCCTGGGAAAAACCAGTGTTCGTTCTCGGGCTCATGTAGCACTGTATCTCTAAACTTCAATGTGTAGGCTGAGAATTTTAGCAGAAACCTCATGTCTGCAAATGACGAAATTATTCGTCCGTCTTTCATCGTTGGTTCATTCTTGACAAAAGCCTCGATCAGTTTTCTTACTTCAAGGTCCGCTGTATCCCAAATCTGCTTAACCGCAAGGGTTTGACTGGGTTTATTCAGCAGGTCCCGAGTTTCTTCCAATGTATATGGTATCCCAACTCCAGGAGTTGGAACCACCAACTTGACGAATTCATCAGCGTATGATCTATAACGCCCACCGGGAACTGTCCTGTTCCCTACGAGCGTGACCCGCATATCTAGGGCACTCGAAAGTGCTTCCCAACGTTTTATCATTGGTACTAACGCTTCGTCACTAACTATTGGACTGGCATAACTTCTATAACTGATCTCGGCAGTATCCGCTTCCATAGCGGAGGGCCAATGGACTTTAACGTGTTGGGCTGATTGTCCTATTTCGTTGGCTGCTCCCTCCATTCCAAGCGTGCCTTTATAAAACTGACTCGTCAAACTTAAAGTTATTGGATCGGTCAGATGCATGGAAATCATTCGAGAACTAAGGGACTGTTGTGATCCCATTGCCATCAATACATCGTAATTTGCTTTATTGAGTGTTACATTCGCTGTTTCGCCCTGTCGACCAAAATTGATTGACGTGACGCCATCTTCATGCGACATCACAGAGTTCCAACCCGGTTTACCTGGTGCATCATAAATCACTCTAGATAAACCCCGGGAACTAAGACCGTCGCCTAACGCGCTACTCCAGCAACTGTATTGCGGTATTAACCAAACGAAAAGCCTATGTTTACAATCAGGCCATGGACGACTATGTTGAACTTTGTAATAATGGTGCTTACGGAAACCAAGTAAGCCTTGTGGCCACCAAGTATCCCTAGCTTCAACTTTAATATACTCACCGAAAGAACACCAATCCCATACTTTATGCTTCCATCTACCTCCATTACCAACCTTATAGTGGACTTCGTTATTTTCAATTGTAAATGGTGAATCTCCATCGGATCCGGAAACCTCTATTGGATTGAACGTATGGAATACAGCTGGATTGCTGTACCCCAACACACTAGAGATATCCTCGATATAATAATCTATGTCGATTCCCACTATAACGGAGTCTTTTGGTGGCTTAAGGGGCTCGATTCCATGATACAAATCACCAACGGCATAATGCTGATGTGATGATTCGTCATAATCGGCATGCTCTGAGGGTGATATCTCGTATATTGATCTTCCTTGGTCATTAACGGACTTGCGTATGATTCGGCGAGCTTCATCCCTAACTGCTCCCGATCTGGGATGGCCATTATTACCTGAACGTACAGGCACTGGGTCGTCTATAAAAGACAACGGGTACCAGTCCATTCTTTTGTCGTCCTTTGTCAAATCTGTAAGCATGCGTTGTAGCATCCTACAGAGACGTGACACTTCCTTCACTACAGCATATGGACCAATTTCCATATACGCCATAATTCGTCGATACTGAGACAACAACAAATTAATTGCTATTGCTGGCAGGACATATTTGAGCGATTTCAAGATATATCCGGCTATGATGTTCGTCGAAGACGCTAGGCGTTCGGGGGGAACGACAGTACCTAAGGCACCAAGCGTCATGAAGTTAATATTTTGTTTACTA